CATTTAAAGTAATAATAGTATTTCCAGTTTGATCTTGAAAATCTGGTATAACTTTATTAATAAAACTAAATGTTTCACCATCAGCAATATCTCCATCACCTGATTGAATAAAAGCTGGTAAAGCAGCACCATCAGCATTCACTCCTGATTCTTGAGCATATATAATACTTCTTCCTTGAGTTAATCCATTAATTGTTGAAATAGTAGTTAAGTTAGAAGTAGATAAATACTCTGTAGCTAAAGGATTTAATTCAACTCCATTATCTTGATAAGTACTTCTATCCATAGTTCCAAAATACCAAGAGTTTTCTAGATAATTATAAATTACATAACGATTACATTGATCAGAGGAACTAGAACAATAGTACCATATTACTTCAGAGAAGTTAGAATTTTGTGCAGCATAAACTTGAGCATATTGAACTTTATTAATATCATCAAATACATGATTTAATATAGGACAAGGTATTTCTTGAACTGATCCTGCATATCTAAAAAATTGTCCATCTGACATCCAGTAAGCTACATCATCAATTACCATTGCAGAGTTAAGACCTACAGCTCCACAGTCATTACCTAATTGTCTAAATCCAAATATAAAAGGAGGACCAATAAAAGACATTGATTGCATTGTAGTATCTGTCCATACTAATATAGTTCCTTTAGCCGGTTTTGCACAACGTATTTCACTACCACCAGCAATTCTTTGTGATCCTGCAGAGTTAGTTACATTAGGTGTCCATTGATTATAATCTTCTTGATCAGACCACCTAATAAACATTTTATCTTGAGTTGCAGTATTTGCAATAGCAGTTTCTGTTCCCATACAAACAACGTGTCTAGTTTCTGTAGATACTAAAGATAATGTAGAAGTAGTAGGAGCATTAGCAATAACTGTAGCTCTATTATCAGTCATTCCTGCAGAAGTATCCCATTCAAAAGTTCCACCATCTTTTTGAGTTATAATTAAATCTTCTCCCCAATTATTAATAGACCATAACCTTGCATCAAGAGTAATTTGTGAACTTGTTCTAGGAGTATTCCAAGTACCTGCATTCCAAGCACCAGCTCCCCAACCAAAACCAAAAGTTTGTACACTTGGACCAATATTTAATTGATAAGTAACAGTACAATTTGCAGTAGGACCAGTATTTGCATTTGCTGTTGCACTACTTTGAATAGTGTAAGCATCAACATTTGCTATACTTAAAATTTCATATTCAGCATCTAAAGTTGCTGCAGGAATTCCGGCAACAGCAGTACTTACACTACTTAGTGTGACAAAGTCACCTTGTTTAGCCCCATGAGCTGTATCTGTGATAGTTACAATAGCACTGCTTGTACTAGTGCTAATAGCATTAACAAGAGCTTCTGTTGATCTTATAGGAGTAATATCTTGACTTGTTCCTGAAGCATAAGCATAAACTTTTCTATCTGTTCCAAGAGCTTCGTAACGTGCACCATCTAAACCAAACCATTGTTCTAAAGCTCTTCCAACTCCTACATAATAAGCTGTACTAAATTTAGTCCAACCTCCTATTTTTTGTGGAAGTCCTTTACGAAATCTTATTTTATCACCATCTACCCATCTACCTTCTGCTCCAGTAGGAGTATTTTCAGTGTCTAATCCAGGTTGAAAATTTAATTGAGTTAATGGCATAATTATTTATTATATACATAATACAACAAAATATAAATAAATTAAAGTTTATTACTTTTTAAAAATAGGTGGTATTCCTAATAAAGGTCTGCCATCAAACTTATTTTTTTCTGCAAAAGGACCATTTACATGGTTATAATGAAGAAATACTTGACCGCAAATGTTACCTTCAAAAGGTTCTCTCCAATGCTCTAATTCACATCCACTATATACTAGCATATCTCCAACTTCAAGCAGGACTTTTGTGCCTGCTGGAGCGTTAGGTTTATGTATATTTTTGTATTCATCTATAACATTATCAGCACCTGTACCGTCTATAAATATAGGCCAAGGATCTCCACCTAAATTAATAGTAGTAGATATCTCACAACTTGGTCTGTCTTTATGTCTTTTCAATTCATCTCCGTTCTTATATATTCTAGCATATGAATAAGTAGGAATTAAATTTAACCCTGTTTCTTGTTGCATTACTGGTAATACTTTAACAAGTAATGTTTCCATTACAGGATCAGCATAATGAGAATAAGTATTAGGTATTTGTGGATCGGTCCACGTACCTAACATACCTGTATCATACGTAATATTATTGTCATACATCCATTTAACTGCATCTCGTTTAAGTAGAAAATAATTAAATATAAAATTAGCAAGTTCATAACTAACAGCACCTTTAATTATTTGATATTTATTGAACATCGGTGTGCCTATATTGTTTTTTTTCTTTTATTAATAAATCTACAGTATCATTTGGTAATACTTTAATATTAAATTTTATCATACCTAAATCTAATCCTGCTATAAATCTTCTCATGCCTATACATATTTTATACATATTATTTTCTTCTATACATAAAATAGGATTAATTATTCCTTTTTCTTTTATATCATTTTTTAATTTTCTATATCCATCATTATTTTTTTGAGCTTCTTTACCTTTTTCACTATTTAAAGACTTGTTGCAATCTCTAAACATCATTTTATCTTTATGAATTAACATCAAAATCCTTGTTGTATAAAATTAAAACTTACTGATATTCTTAAATCATTTGATTGATTAGGTTCAACACTATGCCATAACCAAGCAGGAAACATTATAATACGTCCTGGAAGAGGATCAATGTTTGCGTCCCTCCACAAATGTTTAGGGGGCTGACCTTCTTTTCTTATAGGCATTATTATTTGTGCTCCTGGTCTTGGGTCATATATTTTAAGTCTTCCTGCTTGTGGATTAGATTTAATATAATACACACCTGAAAATAATGAATTAGGGTGTATATGTGTTTGGTTCATTCCATCTTTAGGATTTATGTTAGCCCACATATTACCAAGGACAGGTTCTCTATCTAACCATTCTTCTTTAAACATATCTTTACACATAATTATTAATTCGTTGACTAAAAGTTGATACTCTGGCTTTGATGCCATGTTAGTCGTAGAATGCCACCCTTTGTAATTTGTTTTTTTTACCCCTTGATCTTGATTAGACCAATTAATAATATTTTGTGCTAGTCTATCATTATCTAATTTTATGTCTTTACCAAAAACACTAGTAGGAAAAAATTCTTCTCTAATCATCTAAATGGTTTACCTCCAAACCAAACAACAAGAGATTGTCTCATACCTCTAGTTACTGGATTAACTCTGTGATTTAAAAATGATGCAAAACAAATTGCATGACCTTGTTTAAGTTCTGCAAATTTACCAGGTGCCATAAGTTCAAGGTCTCCACCTTCAAACTCTGATGGATCGTTTAATAACAATGTCATTGATATTTTTCGCACTGGTGGTTCGTGAGCCATGTTTACATCACAATCCATATGCCAATCATAGAACCCTCCTTCAGGATACTCTGTAAATTGTGCTTGTTCTGTAATTTGTATGTCACCAAAACCAAAATGATTTTCATTTGCTTTTTGTATAAAGGTATTTAAATCTTGATACATATGCCCCATTTCTTTAAATGGAATCCAACTAATTGTAGTCACTCTTTTCTTTGTATCTGTTCCACCCTCTGGTTTACCAACACCTACTTGTGCAACTTGTGGTTTTTGTGCTCTACCTGATGCAATAATTTGTTTGCACTGATCTGGTGTAAATAAAGGTGTAGTCGTTTGTATTATCCAACTTTTCCATTTAGGCTCTGTTATTATTTTATTTTCGTACATTCTCTACCACCTTTTCATACATTGTTTTTAAAAATTCTGGTTTTTTTACAGGATGATTTTCCCAACAAAACACATTTAAGTATTGAAAAAATTTAGTTTCTTCTCCATTTTCTCCCACATAACATAATGTAGATTTATATTTATCTTTAAAATATTCATGTCTATGTGCACCGCTTCTAATATGTATACCATCAGTATCTAAAACAATTGGACACAATAATCCATTTGTATCAAAGTCAGGGTTTATTTTTTGTACGAAATTATCTACTGTTGAAAAATGAGTTTTCATATCTTTAAATTTTACTTCTTTTAATTTGTCTTTAAATATTTGATAATGTGGTTCTAACATTAACTTACCCCTCTATTTTTAATTGGGTCATACTGCACATCCATATTTGCAGCAAGAGTTCGTCTATATCCCGGTCCATTAAAAGGATATACGCAGTGTCTCATATCATATGGAAATATATAAAAATCTCGTTCTGTAATATCTGGTTGATAATCTACATTTGCAAAATGTCCATTAGTTGAACCTAATATTTGTAATTTACCATTCTGTGGTGCATCGGCTGCAGAATATTCTACTCCATAAGATTGTGGTAATTTTAAAATCATTACACTTGATAAACCTGTAAACAAACTTCCTTGATGCACATGCACTGGATTATATTCATGTTCAAACATTTGATTAACCCAAATAGAATTAAAATGCATATTGTATTCTCTTACTTTATTCCATTCTAAATAATGACGAAACTTTTGTTCAAACCACATTAATACATTATCAGGTAAATGATTATGTTTAGTCATCTTAGAACTATCTTCACCATTGTAAAATAAACTATGTTCTTTTTCTATTTTACCAACTAATTGTTTATTAGCAGGTTTTAATTCAGGATATTTTGTTTCGTAAATATGATTGATTATATTATATACATCTAAAGGTACTTGATATTTTAATACCGATTGACCTAAAAATACAAAATTAAAATCTGATGTGTCCATATTTTTCTCTTATTCTTCCTGGAATCTTTTCAATGTAAGGGTTATATACTTTTTTAACAGTTTCATTAAATAGTTTATGCATATTACTACCTACAATTTTATCATCATAAGTTAAACCATTAACTTTTACATCACTTATATTTTTAAAGTTGTGGTTAAAATAAGGCTCATCTATAAATTGATATATTTTTTTAAACTCTTGTTCAGGATTATTAACTATATCATCGTACTTTACATAGTGACACATATCTTTATAATTATATGAATTTTTTATAGCTTCTAAATTTTTTGCAATAGCACCGTCTTTATTCATAATCATTGTTAATTTTTCTTCATCATTTTTACAATTATACCTATTAGGAAATGCATCAGGGTTTTTTGTATACCATTGCATATAACTAGCTAGTACATCCATTAAATCTCTAAGTAATACTATACATTTAAAAGGTCGTTTAAAATGTTTTTTAATTAATTCAAAATTACCAATTGTCATTACAGGTCCACGGTCAATAATTATGCGTTGTGGCCAATCTTTATAATAAGTATCATACACGACATCTAATACATTATCTAAAGACTTGTGGTCTGGATAGTTTTGAAATACATCAGTTTTTTTAAGTAGAAATAAATCTTTTATTATCTCTAATGTAATAGAGTTAGGAGTAGCTGCTATTTCTGGATTTTGATTCATAATACTTGCAAATAAAGTATTACCTGATCTAGGTTGTGCAACTAAAAAGAAAAGTTTTTTATTTGTCTTTGGCCCCAAGGTCATTGGTCAATTGTTCTTTCTTATTATAAATCATTTCTCCTGATTTTTTAACTCTTTCAATTGTTTGTAATTGTCCTAATACATTAAATACTTCTGGTTGTGATGAACCTGATGTTAATGTTTCTGCTTTATTTTTCATTATTAAATGATATGAATCTAATTGATGACTATTAACATCTTTATCATCAAATGAACCATCATTAAATTCTTTTTTAAGAACTGACCATAGTTTAATTTCTCTCATTCTATCTCTAGCAACTAATTGCATATTAGCAACAGAATAAGTTTTTTCATCTATATCAATTTGAAGTAGTTCTCTTTTTAAAGGATCTTCTTCAGTTTTTAATTTTTCTTGTAATCTTTTTAATTTAACTTCATTACGTCTTGCATCAAATGATAAAGACATTAAATTTTCTAAAAATACATTTTGTTCTCTAACGCATTGCCAATACTTTGAAGCTTTAGTTGGGTATTTAGCGTCTTGTAAAACAGACATTCTCATTTCTGTTTCTGTTCTAAAAACTTGTTTCTTAGTCCAAGTATCTCTAAGTTCATTTGTTAATTCTTTAAATTCTTTTACTTCATTAGGATCAAGTAAATTATTTAAACTAGGAGCTTCTTTTTCTATTAAAGCATGTATATTTCTTTTTTCTATTGTCATTAAATTCCTTTCACTGAATAGATTTAATATAACTATTTAAAGTTACCTGTAAACATTAACTTACAGATACAGTTTTAACAATGGTTGTAGGTCCGTTATATTCTTCTGTTAATAACATTCTTGGTGCTCCTGGTCCGGAGTGATGAACTATTGCGGTAGCATTATTTGAAACGGTTGCTCCTCTTGCAGTACCAGCTCTACCTGTTGCTAAAGTTGCTGCAGAAACTGTCCAATTAGTTCCATCATAAGTTAATGTTGATGTATATGCTCCGGGGTTTCCGGCAGTTATAAGTCCTGAAGTTTGTGCACCTGAACCCATTCCATCTGCTCTATTAGCTGGTATTGAATTAACTGCAGTCCAAGAAGTTCCATTATATTCTTCTACTCCTGTGTTAGCTGATGTACCACCAACTTTAACTGCTGTATCTTGTGTAGCTCCAAAACCTAAAATTCCATATTTTGCTGTGTTAACATTTCCAACTTCTGCCCAAGAAGTTCCATTATATAATTCAGCATTAACTGAAGTTGTTGCTGGTGAAGGGTCAGTTAAACCAGTGTAAACAATAGCAGCAGTTTGTATTCCTGCCATCCAGGCATAACCATGTCCAGTGCCCATAGTTCCACCACCAGTCCAAGCAGAACCATTATATTCTTCGGCACCTAAAAAAGCTTCGCTGTTTGAAACCGGGTTTCCTCCTGCTATTAATCCAGCAGTTTGACTTCCACAACCTTGACCTGTGTATCTTGCACTTCCAATGCTTCCACCTTCACTCCAAGAAGTCCCATTATATTCGTCTGTTTTATTACTATAAGCAGGTGATAAAGCAGGACCATAACCCCCAGCACCTACTGCATCGGATTGACCTCCAAAACCTTGACCTGCATGCATTGCAGTAATTGCATTAGCGGCACTTGACCATGCAGCAGCTTGACCTATACCATCAACACGCAAATTACCTGTAGTAGAATTATACCATACCTGTCCAGCTTCTGGATTTGCAGGATCTGCTGATAAGTATTTAACTCTCAGTCCTCTGATTGTGTTGTAGCCAGCCATTTATAAATTCCTTACGGGAGTGTTATTTGACCTGGTCTACTTGACATAGCTTTTTGCTCATCAGACAATGCGTCCCATGCTTCTTGTGCAGCAGTTACTTCTGCAGTCACTAAAGCTTGTGCTTCCGTTTTTGTCTTTTCAACACCGTTCTTTTCAGCTAACCATAGTGCGCCTTTTTCATTGTTACCAACGACCCAGACATTTGCAGGTTGACCTGAAAGATAAAAATTCTGTCTATCTTGATGAGTGAAGAATCCTTTTCCAGTGTTTGTAGCAGTACCATATATAAATAGTGCCATAGTGTTTACTCCTTTGTTATTGTTATATCGTTAAATTTATTCATTATCAACTACTCGTTAATGTTTTGTAACCTAATTGAACTACTTCAGATGTAAATCTTTCACTACTAGATAGACCACTAGATGGAGGAATTCCACCTGCTACTAAAGCATTATTTGCATTATTAAATTGAGCATTCATATGTTGATTTCTTGCTGTTCCTAAACTAGTTGTAGTTGCCCATGCTGTTCCATTATAGACTTCACTTGCTCCTGTTACTGCAGTTGCGGATTGTCCACCAGCTATTAACATTGCTGTTTGTGCACTAGGACCACCAGAACCATTACATAAATATCTGGCTGTTCCCATAGTTCCACCAGCTGTCCACGAAGATCCATCATATTCAAAAGTTTCGTCTAATCTTGGAGTTCCAGGTCTAGTTCCACCAGCTCTTATTGCGGCTGTTTGAGTTCCACCAGAAGCAAGATACATAACAGCATTTGGCATTGTACCACCTGCTGTCCAACCTGAACCATTATATTCTTCTGATCCAGTAGTTCCTCCTGTTGACCCTGGTTTAGTTGCACCACCAATAACTAATCCTGCAGTAGAAGTTCCTGCTCCACCTGCACCATATCTTGATGTTCCCATTGCTGATTTAGCAGTCCATGCAGAACCATTATATTCTTCTGCATTGGTTGTAGAAACATTTGGTGGATATTGATATGAACCTAAAGAAAGTCCTGCTGTTTGAGTTCCAAATGCACCTCTGTTTGCTCCAGTATTATTCAAATTTCCACCATTAGTCCACGATGAACCATCATATTCATTAGTTGAATTTGTATAAGGATAAGAAACACTTGAAACATTACCACCAAAAATTGCGGCAGCTGATTCTATACCTATTCCTTGTCCACCATTAAATCTAGGTGCTGGTAAATTTCCTTCAGCTGACCATGTTGCTGCTATAGGGGAAAAGATTGATGTAGTAAATTCTTCTGTTGTTGCTACATTACCAGTAGTATAACCACCGAAAGCTAATGCTGTGGTTTGTGTTCCACATCCTGCTAGTCTTTCTCTTGCAGTCCCTAAATTTGCAC